TGATTCACCGCAAGCCGACACCTGCTGCTTGGGTGATTTGCTATCAGGGAAGTTTACTACGTCAACTTTTCCGAACGGGCATTTACCTCCACAAGCCAGCCAATCAGAAGCGCAAAGCCAAGGAGGCCAAGCCGTGAAATCTGAACAAAACGAATGGATCAAATGCAACGAGTTGAACGCTTTACAGAGCCAAGAAATCATTGATTTGAAAGAACGAATCAAAATGAAAGACACAGTAGCATTCATATACGTCCACAAAACCAACGGAGTAATCCGAGTAGAGAGTCTGGAGACAGCCAAACACATCGATGGTAAACCCGATTGGAACCACGTCAGCACGGTGAATGTTCACGTTGTGCTGGAACAAATTCTCCGAGCGAATGGTAAAGAGCGGAACCTAATCATCAAACACCTACTAACATGATATCAAAGAAAAAATACACAGTTATCACCATCGACTCAGCACTCCACGAAGAGGTTCGCAAACATTGCGATGAGCATGGATTGAAGATCGGATTTTTCGCCAATCAAGCGTTAAGGAAGTTGCTGGAAAATAGGTGCGCCACGACGAAATCGAGCGAGCCTTCTACCGCCAGTACAACGAACGAATGACGGCGGAGCCACCCGTGTGGGTGGCATAATACCCTTCGCTCGCTATGAAGCAGTGGGCGAAGGGGCAAATTTCCTAAAACTATGAAAAAACTTCTTCTACTTTCAGGTGGATTGGATTCGACTACCTTGCTCTATGAGCTTCATGGCGATGGTAATGATGTTTTTTGCCTGATGTTCAATTACCATCAGAGGCATAGGCAGGAGCTTCTTTTTGCTAGGGAACACTGCTCAAGGCTTAAGGTTCAAAGCAGGGTTCTTGATCTTCCAGACCTTGGCGGACTTAACGAGCAAAGCTGGATCGTTCCAAACAGAAACATGGTTTTCTTGTCAATCGCGGCCAACGTGGCGCACGACATCAATGCCGACTCAATTCTGATCGGATGCAATTCAGATGATGCATCTATGTTCCCTGACTGTAGGGGTGATTTTCTAAACTCCATTGAACAGACAATCAACTGCGCTGGATACAGCGTTAAAGTAATTGCACCTTTCCTTAAACTAACAAAAAGAGAAATAGCAGAGAAAGCAAAACAGTTCGGAATAAACTCAAACAACATTTGGACATGTTATCGCGGTGGATCGAAACAATGCGGGACATGCCCAGCTTGCATTAAACTTAAAGAATCAAATCTATGCCTTGGACAGTAAACAAAGAATTCCATTTTGATGCGGCCCATTCGCTGCCGCACCTTCCAAGTACACACAAGTGTCACCATCTTCATGGACACACATACACCGTGAGGGTTCATTGCTCTGGAGATTTAATTCCTGAAAACTCATGGGTGATAGATTATTCTGACATAAAAGCTGTTGTTCAGCCATTAATAGATCAGCTAGACCATAAAAATCTGAACGACATCTTAATGATTCCGACGACAGCGGAAAACATTGCCTATTGGTTTTTCGTAAAACTCAAATCAGCAAAAGTTCCGATTTGTCAAGTTGATGTACATGAGACAACTGGAACATGCTGTTCTTACATTGAGTAAAAGTGATTTTCATGCCGTCAAATCATTCCGGCGCAGAGGTTCACTACCTTGCTGGAAGATTCCCCGGTAAAGTCGGTTGGTTGATTGGTCCATCAGCGATTCGAAAAACAAAACTCAGACATTGGATACCGTACGCTTGCGACAATGATGCGTTTTCATCTTGGTCGTCCAATCGTAAATGGAGTGAAGCTGATTGGATTGCAATGCTGGATTGGACTAGAATGTGTAAATTCAAACCAATGTGGGCGTTAATTCCAGATGTTGTTGCAGATAAAAAAAGAACCTTGGAAAACTGGGAAAAGTATTACCCTGTCGCAGTCTCCTACAGATACAAGTCAGCTTTTGCCGCCCAAGATGGAATGACTCCAGATGACGTTCCGATCAATGCTGACGTTGTGTTCGTTGGAGGTTCTACAGAGTGGAAATGGAAAACCGTTTCAATGTGGACGCAAAACTTCAAACGAGTTCATGTTGGCAGGGTCAACTCGATTGACAGGCTTTGGTTATGCGAAGACTTGGGAGTTGAATCTGTCGATGGAACTGGATGGTTTCGCGATCCGTCAAATTCGTCTAAGTTTCCAGCAGTTTTGGACTGGATGGAAAGAAAAAGAAGAAATGAGAATCAAATTGAATTATTATGAATCTAAGAGAATACCAAAAGAAAGCAGTAGAGTGGGCCAAAACTAACTCCTTCGGCCTAATTATCGCACCGGCAGGCAGCGGCAAGACATGGATTGCTGCGAGCATTATCAAACATTACCACGAATTATATCCTGAGTGGTTGTTCGGCTGGCTAGCTCCAACACGCGAAACATGTCAGCAAGCGCGCACATCGTTGAAGGTTTCTGGCGTACCTGACGAGATTGTTGAGGTGCGATGCCCTCACGAGTCTGTGGACTTCAGCAACAAGAACCTCCTCATAGTGGATGAAGCGAAGCATAGCTGTGCTGCCGGATGGCGACGCATCATCGAGTCCTGCAAAGGTCTGCGCTACGGCTTCGATGCCACGCCGTGGGGCGACGATCCAGATCGGAACGAGGTTACGCGAACGCTCTTCCATAACCGCACCTACGAGATAAGCAGAACCGACATTGGCGATTCATTGGCCGACGCTTACCTCGAAATCAGTCACGCCACGGACCTCAACATCCAGCAGAAGATCGACGACAACATCGACCGTCTGTTCCAAGCGCGACGTAAGCACATGCGGATAACCGACGAGGAATTGAAGCGTATGTGCGCTTGGGAATCGCTTGTCGATATCGGCATTTGCAAGAACAAAGAACGCAACGACTACGCCATCCAGTACGCGATGGAGCATGGCGACATGCAGACACTCATCCTCATTCCGCGCATCACACTAGGCGAGGATTACGAACGCCGGATTCCGGGTTCTCGGCTCGTTCATTCCAATATTTCGAAGAAGCTGCGCAAGGCGGCGATGGACGAATTCAAGAGCGGACAGCTCAAAACCATGATAGCCACATCATTGGCCGACGAAGGATTGGATCTGCCCAACGTCGAGCTGCTCATCATGATCAGCGGCGGCCGGTCGTCGCAGAAAACCATCCAGCGAGCGAGTCGTGCATTGCGCAAAACAGAAACCAAGAACTGCGCGACAATTCTGGACTTCTCTGACAAGTTCCACCCCATCGGTTCGTTCCACGCCAAAAAGCGTATGACGTGCTACCGACAACTCGGTTGTATTTTCCAATGAGTGCATCAACGACAGAAAAAGAAACAGCCACGCCCACAGAGAACGTAGTTCTTTTGATCGGTGAAATGCGCGGCGTCAGCCGACAAACAGAAACCAAGACAGGCTCACTCATGGTGCGCCGCGTCATCTCAATCGCCCGTCACTGGACCGACAATGAAGGACGCTTCCACGAAGATTTCGATGAGTTCGAGCTATCCTCATGGGGGCAAGTGGCAGAGAAGGTCATGGAAATCGGCAATGGTGCGCTAGTGCGCGTCAAAGGCCGTGTGAAAGTTGAGAAATGGAGCGAGGACGGAGCAACCAAATCAGCGGTGCGAATCGCTGCGGAGAGCATATCTGTTCTCTGTTACTAAAAATAAAACTAAGCGAATGAAATCAAACCAAACAATTGTAGCGGTCGATCCGGGTGTGGGCGGCGGATTCGCGGTCAGCACTGCGGAAGGAATACTGCTCTTCCCAATGCCTGAGTCTTTGCCAGATACGGCGCAGTTACTAAGCGGATTCAAAGTCAGCGACTCCCATCTGTGGGTCGAGAAGGTGCCAAAGTTCGTGAGCAAACTCACGTCGTCGGCCAGTATGGCAACACTCCACGAAAACTACGGCATTGTGCAGGGTCTAGGCTACGCACAAGGCTACGCTCTGCATCGCGTCGAGCCTAAGATATGGCAAGAACCTCTTGGACTTGGTGGACGCAAATCATGCGAAACAGGACCAGAATGGAAGCGAAAGCTCAAAAACAAGGCGAAGGAACTCTATCCGCATCTAGACGTGACGCTTAAAAATTGCGACGCCCTGCTAATCCTCCATTACGCGATGGGAGGAGGCAGATGATCCACAAAGCTAATCGTCCGCCTTCGCCCGAGGAGTTGAAGCAATTGCTCATCATGGCGTTCGGAATGGGAATGGTCGTCGCCAGCGCCTACTTCATCCTCTTCGTTGTCAAATGAGCGAGAAGATTAAACCTTTGTCCGAAGAAACGGACGTGGAGACATTGCGAGCGGCCATCGACGAATACAAGTGGTTGGCCAATGTACTATTCAAATCTCTCGGGTGCGGATGCAACGGAACTCAAGACCTTTGCTGGAACTGCACCCAAGCCGAGCGACACTACAAACACACAATCGAGACATACAAATGAACGACGGAAATAAATTATCAATCATGCGGATATCGGATTCAGACGAATCATGCGAAAAGATTCACTTCGCCTACATCGACCAGAAGTACAAGGAATGGCTAGTCCGACGCGGATTCGCCAATGAACTTGGCCAAGAACTCGGAATGAGAAGGTCGAACGGAAAACGCGGTAAAAAGGCTAATTGATGAAAACAGAAATCACGAGAGAACAGTTGTTGAAGGAAGCGCCAGCATTGATCGACCATGCGATTCTTCGAGGTTGGATGACTAAGCCAAAGCCCAAGGCGCAAATCATTGATGGCGCTTGGCAATCGCTTGGAGTCGGACATCTCGATAACGCCTCCGAAGATGAAATTCAAAAACTCAGGAAACAGTTCGGTGCAGGTTGAACTCATTTCAGACGACGTAGAGATACGAATCGGAGAAATGAAATGGGTCGGGGTTGCCTACACCCGCGACGGTAAATCAAAGGTGTACGTTCGAACGAAGGCTGAATTCAAAGCCAAGTTCATCCCGGTCATTGAACAAGCACCCTAAACTCTACATTGCAGCACAAGAGCAGCTCTTTGCGAAGTTCCAGTCTCGCTCCATTCCAATTCAACATTGGAGCAAGTACCTGATGACTCCCAAAGAGCTGTCTCTCCTTTTCCTGAAACTCGAAGAATCAAAATCAGTTCTCCATCAAATCGCCATCACTGACCTCGGCGAAAGTGGAGAGCTGGCGCGCAAACAACTTGGAATCCAATGAATCAATCAAAGATCGACCGTGCGAGAGCATGGCTTCGCAACACGCCGGGAGCCATCGCTGGTCAGGGCGGTCATAACGCAACCTTCGCCGTAGCTACCGCTCTCATACATGGCTTTGAGCTATCGCGTGGAGACGCCGAGACGCTCCTGCATGAGTACAACGCGAAATGTCTTCCACCGTGGAAGCCCAATGAATTGGCCCACAAAGTGAATCAGGCGATGACTGTGACGCACGACAAGCCGAAGGGATGGCTTCTATCCGCGCAAAGCGGAACGCCCGTCTCAACGACCGGCAAGTTCGTCGTTCAGAAGATCCAGTCCGTACCCGAGCCGCCAGCGCCATTCACGACGAGCGATTTCCTGAAAGCCTGCTTCGAGCCGGATGAGATTGTCTGCATCTGTAACGACATCATCTGCGACGAGGACGGTAGAGGTAGGCCAAACTCCAAGGGTACATTCCTCAAACGCGACGAATGGATTAAGAACCACTTCACGCCGCCCATCAGCAGCATGTGGACGAATGAGGATAGCCGTGGCGCGTACGTCCGCATCAACCCGTGCATTGAGGAGAACGGATCGGATTCAGGCGTGGCAGCATTCCGCCATGTCCTCGTCGAGATGGACGAGAAGACGAAGGATGAGCAATGGACGATTCTCAAGGAGTCGAAGCTACCGCTATCGGTCGTCATCGATTCCGGCGGCAAGAGCCTGCACGGCTGGGTCAGAGTCGAAGCGTCGAACAAAGAGGAGTGGAACGAACGTCGTGATGTCGTCTATCGCCAGCTAGAGGCTCTCGGCATCGATCCGAAGAACAAGAACGCGAGCAGATTTAGCCGCCTTGCCGGTGTAATGCGCGATGGCAACGAACAGAAGCTGTTGGCCATCAATGTGGGTTCGGTGAACTGGGACGCCTACACGGACCATCTGGAGTCGCAGGACATGCCTCAGGAGTTCACCCTCCAGAGCATTGTCGATTACGATCCGCAGAACGATCCTGATAACCTCATCGGCGACAGATGGCTACGACGCGGTTCATCGCTTCTCTTTGTCGGTCAGAGCGGATGCGGCAAAAGCTCGATGGCATTCTATCAGGGATTGAAGTGGGCCATAGGTAGTGACTGGTTCGGTGTACAGCCTGTAAGACCATTGAGAGTGGCCTACGTTCAAGCGGAGAACGACATCGCCGATCAGCATGATGCTCTCAAGGGAGCCTCGCAGATGGTTTTCGGTAGCGACTGGGTCAACGGACTCAAACGAGCGAACATGCTGTTCTTCCGTGAGGCAGTTCGCACTGGGTCAGACTTCACGCAAATGCTGCGTCGCCTCATTCGCAAGACGAAGGTGGACATCGTCTACATCGATCCGCTGCTCTCTTACATCGGCGGCAATCCATCGGATATCGAGGTATGCGCGAACTTCACGCGTCACTTGCTCCAGCCGATTATGATCGAGACGGGAGTCGTCATCGTGCTGGTGCATCACTTCCCGAAACCAAAGGGCAAGGACGACAAACCTGAGAGCGTGGCAGACATGGCCTACTCAGGCTTCGGATCGTCGGATCTGACGAACTGGGCCAGAGAGGTGATTGTGATGAAGGAAATAGGATTCAATCAACCGCGACGCTTCATGCTCGGAATGGCGAAGCGGGGAGACAGGTCAGGCTTGCAGGATAAGGAACAGAAGAAAGCAGGCTCGATCATCATCCAGCGCGGCGTCGGTACGATATCATGGGATTACGCACCGCCCGAACAGTTCGTCGTCGATAAGTCCGCAGCGAAGAAGCCGTGGACAGGCGGACGACCCAAGCGTTAGCCCTCCTTCATTGCGCGGCGACGACCTTTCGCAGCGAGCGACTGGAACTTTGCCTTGCCGAGTTTCTTACGACCAATGTATGCCGCAAGAGCCGCAGGATCTTTGACGCCCTTCTTCTCAAGAGAGCCGATAAGCTTCTCGTAACGTCCGCCACCACCAAGTTTCATCTTGTCCATAATATGTAGAATGAGTTGTTACTGACGAAATTACCAAGCGGCGCATGACCAATACTTAGGCGTCGTCTTGTCCTTTGCCGTATCGCAGTTATGCCGCGCACGGAAGTTCTTACGACGCTCAGGATTCGACTTCTTGATCTTCATGTCAGGATCGCCGAACCGGACGATGACAACCTTGCCAGCAGGATTCTTGACGTACACCGCACTCTTCTTTCGCTCACCCGGAGTATAGAACGGATTGTTCAACGTCACCTTCTTGCCCTGATAGGTATTACCTTTCTTGGAGAGGGAGGTTTTCATTCGGGGCGTTCCTCTTTGTTGAGCTGAACCCTGTCTGATTCCATTTTCAAAATGCGCGGCCACATGCGCTCAATCTTGTCGATCTGGCTTTTTGTAGCTGCATCCAAAGGCTTGGAAACAATGTCTAAGTATTCTGGAGTTTTAAGAATTCTGCCAACGGCAGCGTCAACGGCTTCTTTCATCCCTTTTTCCATGCCTTTGTAAGCAAGGTAACCCCCAAGCCCAATGCCAGCTCCAGCTTCTTTTGAGAATTGATATCCAATTGCAGTAGCAAGCGTTGGTGCAATAATCTTTGTGAAAACGCTCGGCTTTCCAAGATTTGAAAATTGGCTCAACTGATCGGCAACATTGTTGATTCGCTTCTCGCCATCTTTACCAAGCAATCTTTGGGTTGCTTCGTAATACTTTCCGGGAGCCTCACTGTTTCCGACAAGAGACGAAAGTTTCTTAGTGTCGATCTTTGTGCCGTCAAAAGACTCAGCAACAATCCTTCCGATCAGCATGTTCTGAGCGTCGTTTATCAGATCTGGACGCTCTTTTCCAACGACCTCCATAAATCGACGAACACGGTAATCGGATGAAATTTCAGCACCTTTTCCCGGAGCCAAGAAATCTATCAGATTTGATGGATTAAAACTCTCAAGCTGACCCCCCGGCTGCATTGATTTTTTAACAACTCCGTAGAACCTATCCTTAGCAGCACTCGTCACCTCTACGGCTCGTTCAAGAGCTTTGTAAAGCGGAAGACCACCCTCGGTTGAAAGCTCACGAACAACCTCATCCAATTTAAACGAATCAAGAGCGTCACCTTTTGAGGCTCCAGCTTTGTTTACTTCCGCTCTAATTTTACCAAGAGACTTTATGATTTCATTTTCTCTCTCGGTAACATTTGAAGCCTTTAGAACGGCAATCTTAGATGTAACTTTGTCGAACTGAGAATTTACTGCTTTAAGTTTTTCCTGTGCGCCTTGAATCCCATCATCAACTTGTTTCGTCAGACTTTCTATTTGATTCTTCAAACCTTTTGATTCATCTAAAAGAAATGCTCGTTGATCAATTAACGAGCCATACTTTGATGCAACCGCGTTAATTTCAGAAATATCTGGAAACAAATCATTGATGACTTCTTTTTGAATTCCAGTTGCAAACCCGCCTTTTCCTTTTGTAAGACCCCTCAGAAAATCATTTGGGTTTTCACCTTTGATTTGAGTGTAAACAAATTCCCTAAGACTTGGCTCAATTTCTCCATACCGATTTCCAAGCATGTTTTTAAGCAGCTTGAGGTTTTGCGCTCCGCTTGCGCCTGAGATTGTTGAAACTATCCCCGGCATGCCCCCAGCTTCTCCAGCTTCTCGAAGTACCTTGTCTGCAAAGAATCCTTTAAATCTAGAGATTCCCGCGCTGTAAAACTTGTTTTCAGCTTCAAGCAAATTTTTAAGACCGGGGTCGTTCGACAATGCTTCATCAAGCTTTCCGTTAATTGTGTCGAGCCTTTCAAATACAGAATAATCAGCTTTTTGAACCTGCTTATTGAAATCAATTTCCTTAAGTATTTTCTTTCTCTCTTCTCGGAGCTGGTTCGCGGTTTTAATAACTTCAACTTCTTTGCCGTCAGGTCCAATTTCAGTAGAAGTTATTTTGACGCTGTCTAGTCGAGGCTCTAGTTTTCCGTACCCTTTATTGCTTTCATCTTTAAAAAATTGAAGCTCTTCACGCGCAACCTGCTGAACCCGTTGGCCAAGTTCTTCTTTTGAAATTCCAGATGCAGGACCATATCCTCGAACGGCTCCAGCTTGGATATCTTGAACCTGCTGATTGATTACAGAAATCTCATCATCTATCCGTTTTCTTTCAATCGATTCATTCGGAAGCAATTTCTTCTTAGCTTCAAGATCATTGATTTGATCGATTAAAGGTTGAGAATCGATTGCATACCTTCCTTCAAAGCCTCTAGCAAGATCAGTCAACCTCTTGTTTCTGGAGGCATATTTCTGATCGATTATGTTTGTGACATCTGTGACTAGTTTTTCAGATTTTGAAACAAACTGGTCAACAGCGTCTCCTGCAATTTTGTCCGCATTTTGAACGTAATTGCCAAGCTGAGTTTTAATTGATTCGGATATTTCAGATCTGGACAACCCAGATGACGACCCTTGGCCAAACGAATCTGAGACTATTTTCGCAATGTTGTTCCTGAACTCATCAGGTTTAAGGCCAGAATTTGGAGAATAAAGTGTTCTAGCTAAATCGTCTGCAAATTGGGACGACAATCCGCCAGCACCTCGACGTTCGAGTTCTTTTTGAATTTCAGTTCCACGATCCTTGATGAATTGCTGCGTAAACGGACGCTCAAACTCGGCGGCAATTAGCCTTGGATTCACACTCCTTGCACGAACCACCGCTCCAATAGCTCCCGGAACCGTTTCTCCAGCCATGCTTAGGAATCCGCCAAGTCCGGTGCGAAAAAGAATATCTTCGTAATTCGCACTTTCATCATCAAGAGATTCTAATCCAGCTTGAGCTGCGGACGTTAAAGTTCCTGACCCAACTCCAAGTGCAAGCTGCTTCAACTTGCTGGCTTTTTGTCCAATGTTGAATCCGGGTACAGCGGAAGCTGCCATCTCGCCACCTTGATATTTATCAGGAGAAATCGTTTGAGACACGCCTTGGCTCGCAACACCAATGCCGCTTTCTACCAAGGCTCCAGTAACAGGTCCAAGGCCAGCAATGAACGGAGCAGCAACAAGCGACGGCACTGTTGCGGCATACAACGCTGAAGCCTGTCGCATTCCGCGAGATTCAGCTTGTGCCAGCGGGGTGAGCTGTCCAGATGGAGCAATTCGACCTCCCGGATATTCTGGAGGCGCAATTTGACCTGTAGGCTCAGGCAATCGCCCCATCTCACCAACAAACCGCTCTAATCCCCCAACTTCTGCGGATCGTTTCACCGCCTCGCTCATGTCAGGAGGCAATGCAGCAACCATCCCCTGCTCCTCGCGACGACGCATTTCTGCGATGGTTGCTGGAGCAGCAGCACGTTCGTACTTTGACTTGAAATCGTTGACTACAAACTGGATATCTTCGGGCTTTTCGCCGTTGGATTCCATTTGCGAAACAATGCCGTCCAGCTTCAGCCGATCCTGTTCGTTGAGTGACATGTTTTTAGTAATTGTATTTTGAGCGGAAGTCAGTACCGGCAGGCTGACCGCTAGTGGATGGTGTCAACGGAGCCGATTGCTGCTGCTGACCTGAAACAAAAATCTCGGGAGCGTGAGTCCTCTTGATATCAATAGGAATGTCAGCGTTGAACTTGTAGTTTGAAATTGTTCGTTTCAAACCGCTCTTCAAATTGTCGTTAAATCCTCCAACCAAAACGAGGTAATCGTTTCCTCTGGCAGTTCCAACAATGTCGTCCATGTTCTTCTGCTCGTTTGGCTGAAGAGTTTGACCGAAAATACCTCGACGATAATTCTGAACAACTTGAGCGATTTGCTGTTGAATTGTTCTGGCTGTTTGTTTTTCTGCGGATGTCAACCCTTTGAATTTTCCTTCAGCTCTAAAAAGCGGCTCATCGACAGGTCCAACATACTGGCTAAAAGCGTTTGCTCCGTACTTTGCGTCGAATGCTTGTATTTTTTGAAGCGCATTATCCAATTGATTGGTTGCGCTGTCTGAGGCCGTAACTGAATCAATTATCTTTGAAGGGGTCTTGAGATTTGATCGAATTGCTCTACTAGCATTAGCTACATCAACTT